TGTAATTGTTGTGCCGAGCACCTGAAAGTCGTGATATGGCTGCTGTATTTTTGTTCCATCAGCAGATGTATCAAACTCATATGTGCTTACTTCAAATGTTTTAAGGCTTGTACGAACAATCGTTCGAGTCATAAAACGTGGGTGCGCAACAAACATAAAGTCTGAGTTAGTTGCAAATGTAAACTGCTCAAGATAGTCGGTTGTCCAAGGCAATGCGGCAGAATTAACATCCTGAGTAATTGTTTGGATCAGAGACAAAGCCTGAGTTATTGGATTAACAAAAAATATTTCTAGCTTCTGATTAGAAAAAGCAAAGATATATTGTTCGTCATCAGAGAATACAAAAGGCTCTAGCCGAACCTGCAAGCGATCAGAGGTTACCGACTTGTTAAACTCATGTATCTTTGTAGTGCCTGGGCGCTTTCTAATTCCACCTTCACCAAGAATCAAAAAGTTTGTAACCTTCTTGGCAGCAGATTTATATAGTTCAGTGTCTACCCTAGAGGTAAACGCCGGACTAAGTTCACCAAACTCGAAGCTATTAATAGGAATCTTAATCCTTTGCATTAGCCTCGCCTTTCGGTAATGAACCTCGATGTAACAAGTTTGCGAGTTGTTTGTTGCTGGCTGTCTAGGGATTTAGCGCGACGCATAGCAATCTCGTACTTTTCTTCCATCATGCTAATCAAAGCAGGATCACGAGCAATACTGCCAGCAAAGACAGCGGCCATTGCATACTCTACAGCAATCGTAAAGTAAGAAGGCCAATCCACTTCATCAGCACGATATGTATAGTCTGCAACAACGTCACTTACAGTACTTAAGTCTGTAAAGATTTTGTTGCCGTACTTTTGATATTCAATAGGTAGGTCAGTGGTTGTTACTGCATGAAGCATTAAAAGATCGTTAGGTAGCTGGTAGGCCACATCATAACGACCAGTAGGTGCATCTGTTAGTTTGTTAAGAACACGCTGTTCCGTTGCAAACCTCCACCGCGTATGACACAAATTAGCGCGAGCAATATCCTCATACATATTGACCGCGACCAAGGCTTCTGTCGTGCCATCTTCAAATGAAGTAATAGGCTCTGCCCCGATCAGGATCAAAGCCCGTGCACAAATATCTATAGATGAGTTTGCAATAGTTGATGCCATAGCAAGTTAGGGGGAGCCGAAACTCCCCCACCCTTATTAGGTATTGTTGTCAAGCAACTCATAGACACCGTTGTTATCAATAACAGTGGCGCCCATTGAGAGGTATGACGTTACCAAATGAGACACTTTCTGCGGAACGTAGTTGATTTCAGTCGTTACGTCCGAGTTAATGCCAAGACCTACAGCAGATGTGTGGTAAGCAAGGTTCTTACCAGCCGTTACGGCTAAAGTTGAGAAGATGTTGAAGCCAAGGAATTGCTTCATTGTCATCCCGCCAGCGAACGGCAAGTTTTGATCGCCAACATAATCCGAACTTGCAAACTCGTTAATGTTGAACAGATCAGCAAAACCTGCTGGGTGCATAGCGATATAACGTTGTCCGTCTTCTGGAATGTCTGCCGCACCAAAGGTTTCGAACAGGAGCAGAAGATCAGCTTTACCAACGGCGCTCGATGTGTCGTTGATCTGAGTAGCGTTAGCACCCGAATCCATGGCCGTGATAAGAATTTCGTCTGTCTTACGGCCCAAAGCAGCAGCGGCAGATTTAGCAACAGCTTGACGCTCGTCGATATTGATTTTCAATTCGTCGAGACGATCAATGTATTCTGGTGCATAGAAGTCAGCCATCGTTGCTTCAACGTATGTGTGTGCCAATTCCATAGCAGTAACGTCACCGTTACGAGTTTTCGTGTTAGCAGAACCAGCACCGATTTTTTGGAAGCGAACCGTGCTTCCAGTTACATTGCCTACTGTGCGAACTGTATTGCGGAGTTTAGACCCCATACGCTGATAAGCCATGTGAACTTCGGACTCGAACTGCTTAATGAAGGCTTGGTCGATTGTATTAGCCATTTTAGCATGTCCTTATAAAAAGAAGTTAAACATATTTATCGGATTGGTTGTCCTCTTTAAGCATCAACTGGTTATCCTTACGGGCCATCAGCTTCTACAAGGGCCTTTCACAACTATATAAATGCCTTAAATTCACATAATTTGCAATAAAAAAAGAGGCTCACGCAGGGAGAACGTGAGCCTCAGCCCGATGGAGGAACAGATCACGGGCTACTATTTGTATAATTTTGCAAAGCCTTCGTCAACTTGCTTAATAAAAGCAGGGTCACGTTGGTTCTGGTTCCAGTAACGCGGATCGCTCATCATTGATCGAAGGTCTGCTTCAGACAACCTAGATGGTGTAGACACATCATTACTTACCTTTGTATCTGACATGTTTTGCATCATTACTTCTAACAGCCGGACACCATTTGCAGACTGCCCAAGCCGCAGAATTTCTTCTTGATACTCATCGTCAAATTGATTTTTTGCCCACAATGCAACAGCTTCGATACGAGCATTAGCGTTTTCGCCTAGCTTCTCACGCTCTGCATCTAAGTCTGGTACGGGAATCATATCAGCAATATCATTCAGGCCTTCAACAAACTCTTCTTGGGTAAATCCATTCTTGTGTGCAAACTCAGCATAACGCAACAAAGCGTTATCATTTATCTGCATACTCAATGGCAAATCTTCCGGTACTTCATATCCACCAGAATCTTGAGGCACGTTAGACATAGCCTCTTGCTCAAGTTCGCTTATAATACTTTCGCGCAACTCTTCTTGGCTCTTACCCAGTTTGCTTTCAAGCTGAGAATAAGAAGATACCAAGTCTTCTGCTGTTTTAAATTTTTCTGGCAACCACTCAGGTCGATCGCTTGGAGTATCTACCGGAGTTTGGATTTCAGTATTTTCAGGGGTGGCGTCAGGTACAGCGGCAGATACCGCTGCATTATCTGTTGCTTCACTCATTGGTTTTTACCTTTTCTGCATGTTTAATACGCCTTTCAATAAGGCCGACTAAGTAACGCTGGCCTTCCAAATGGCGCAACTCAGCGTCACCAATGTTCGCGCCACTTACAGCTTCTATTGTTATAGAGCGCAAGTAGCGCAGAACCTCTTTCCCCAGATCACCAGAGAACAATGCTGCTACGTTTTGTGAAATCTTTTCGTCCGCTGCTTGACCACGGACAAAGCCATCAATGCTAACTTTTGACATCTATCCCATTACGGGAGGTTGCTGTTGCTGTGCCATCATCTGCATCATCTGTTGCATTTGACGACGTTCCTCCTCGTCCCTTATTAAAGTATCCGGCACACCAAACTTCTTGCCAAGATATACTGCCGCCTCTTCTGAGTTAATCAACATATTAACCATTTCTGGCCCGAAGCGTACCGCTACCAATTCAAGGAAGCGATCGACTACTGTAATATCTTGATTAGCTTGTGCCTGTGCAAGCGGCGATACACTACGCACTTTTACCTCACGACCATTAACTGTCGGAAGGTCAATACGCCCTTGCTTCTTCAGAATATATACAACACGCTGAAGGATAGGCTGAACCATCTCTGACATCAAACGCCCAAAGGCAGAACCAATACGGCGAGACAAATCAGCCATACGCTCGGCTACTTCTGTTGCTGTAGCAGGGGTTTTGTTAGGGTCGCCCAACATGTCATTATAAAGCGCACGCTTAATATTAAGGCGCATGTCATTAAGAACCAAACCTGCCACGTCAAAACTACCAGCAGGACTAATAGGCTGAAGGCCAGCCGTACCAGGGGTTTTAGGAATGACGGTGCCTGGAACCAAATTGATTGTATCAACATTAATTACACCATCATCATCCATCTGATAAATACCAGAGATTGCCATTTGTGCGTTCTCAAGTATCAACTCAACAGTTAAGTTTGTCGTCTTGATTGCACTCAAGGCATTAACCAGAGGGCCGCGACCATAGGTTTCGCCAGCAGCTTTAGACCAACGGAAAGCAACAAATGGATTAGAACCAATACCTTTAAATATGTCAGACATAATTAATTCTTGGTTCTGCAAATCAATTACATAATAGCCATAGCGCTCTTCGTTTATCACATCGTACAAGCGACAAACAACCTCAAGAACCTTTACCTTGCCATCTGGAGTTTCCTGCATCCGGCGCTGCATCTGTGTGCTGAACTTACCCTTCTTGTAAACATAGGAAAGGTCTTGGTAGCGCAACTCACGTTCACGATATACATGATCGATCTTATCGTTAGGGCCAGACTCAAGGACAATGTGCGGCAGAGGGATTGCTGTAAATCGAATTGGTGAAACAGCATCACCTTCATCAACCATTAAGCAAGCAGTACCTACAGCCAAGTCCATAAAGCACTCATGGATTTCTTGGCCAAAGTTTGAGTTTTGAATAACCTCAAAAATATATTCAGTTACTTCATCAAGTCGGTTGTTAATTTCGTCAGCTTCTTCTGGAGGAACTTCACTTCCAGCCACAAAATCAGCCCACCGAGCAAAGTTAGGAACAAGGCCCGATTGTAGGCGTGACGCAAATTCTTGCACACCGACGACAGCCGTTTCGTCAAATATCTTATCATCTCTGCGTTGCCCAGGTACTTGATGATGAAATCCCTCACGTTGAGGCAAAGCATAATCATAACACTCTTGGAACAGGTCTTCAAAGTTAGCCCGTTCTGCTTTGGCTTTGTTATATTTCTCAATATATTTTTTAGCTATATCTTTGTGCATTATGCAAAGTACTCATCAAAAAAGCCCATGCCACCGCTAGGACTTGTGGTTACAGATCGCTTACCGCGCCGACGAGTTAAACCTTTAACTTCTTCCTCAACAGCTTCAGCTTTGGCTTCTTTCTTTACTTCTTGCTCTTTTTCAATTTGGACTTCAACTTGTTTCTCTGCTTGAACTTCTCTTTGTTTAGCTTCCTGCTCACGACGGGCAAGGTCTAAACGCATTTGCTCTAACGTAAACTGCTGGCCTTCCAGCAATTTAAGTTGCTCTTGAAGCCCTCTTTCGTACTCAGCATTAATTCTTTGTTCTTGTTTACGCGCTTTGCGAGACTCATACAAAGCCGCACCAGTATAGAGCAAACTCGGAAGTGCTTTAAAAAATGCGCTAGACCAATCCATAATCAACTCCTACTGAAAGTATCTTTCAAAAAATCCACGACCACCTGAAGTGGATGTTGCTGTTCCCCGCCTTCCTCTTTGTGCCCTGCTCATACGAACAGCGCTCTCACTAATGGCATCAGCCTCAGCTTGCTTTTGAATGTTTTCATCGCGCTGGGCTTTGATTTCTTTTGCCACCTCAAGGTCAACAGTACCAAACTCTTTGGCCACGCCCTGAATATCTTCTTGCCCAAGTAAAGAAATTGCTTTCTCTCTTTCGGCTTTGGCGGCTGCGGCAGCTTTCTGAGCAGCTGCTTGCTCTGCTTTTTTCTTAGCTTCTAGGTCTGCAATGCGTTTTTCTTCTGCGGCAAGCCTGGCTTCTTCTGCTGCAATTTGTTTTTGTTGTTCTTCAATTTGACGTTTCTTGTCAACTTCAGCTTGCTTTAATAAAGATATATTTCGATTGTAGTTGGATTGAATTGTGTTTAAGTCATTAACAAGCCGCTTACGTTCTGACATGGGAATAGCTGAACTTGTCGACAAGATGCGGTTAATAGAACCCATAGCTTGTTGAGCGCCAGAGTAATCATACTCACTATATGACGTATTTTTATCTAACAGCTTTTGTACATCGTAAGCCATAACTCTATCCTAACCTAGACCATAGACTACTTTTACTCTTTTTTGCCTTTCTTGTGAAGACATCAAACTCACGTTTAATTTGAAAAGGTCTTGTCACGTTTTGGTTATTCATAACCTGACGACCTTCCCCCGCACCTAGCATCATATACTGCATTGCATCGTGAATGTGAGAAAATCTATTTTTATCTGGCTTATCATCGTAACGTTCACCAGAAACCTGCATACGCCTATAGTGATAGCCACCCTCAAAACCTTTAATTAATTCACGGCATCGAGGGTCAATCAACAAACCAGACTTGCCTTCAACCATACGTTGAAGCGGTTGTGATACAGCCTCAATCCTTAACGATACATCATTGCTTGGGGCTGGCCTTGCTCGTAAGCCAGCGCCACGCAATACTTGGAAAGGAGTACTTTCATCAGTCTGTGCACGGAAGTCACCTGAAGGATCGCCAAATATATTTACTTCGCAGTTAGCGTATCTAACAGCTAACTCCTGCCGAAGCAACTCAGCAAACCTAACAATACCCATATCAAAGGCAACAATCTCTTGGAGAACCAGCCAGCGCCCCCGAACCTTCTGACCAAACACAGCAGCCGGAGTCAAACCAAAATCAAGCCCAACATAGACTGGCATACCATCAGCAACAGGTATTTCTTCTTTTGCAATGTGAGTATCAGAAACAAACATATTGTAAACTGGTTTCCCATCTTGGATGACACCAAGTTTGTTCATAACATAAACATCAATCCAGCTTTTAGTTTTACCTCTAATCAGGTTGGGATAGTAACTTTCAAGCATGTTGGATTGGTTCTCAGCGCATGGATTTGGAGCATAATCGTCTACATTCCCATCCTTGTCCCGCTTCTCAATCATTCCGGCTGGCTGTGTAAAGAACATCCAGTTGTCAGGCTTGACCAGCATCTTAGCTTCTTCAGCAGGGATATGGTCTGGCACAGGAACCTCACCAGACATAATAGGCCACCAGTGATCTTCTTCCGGCGCGTTGGTATCAGCTATTACGCCAGTCCAGCTTGGCCCGCCTTCACGCATAGATGGGTAACGGCCAACACGCATTGTGCAAGCATCAATAATAGACTTTGGTAATTCTCTAGCTTCATTTATCCAGATACCAGTCAACTCAAGAGACAGCAGCTTCTTAACATCTTCCGGTCGATCTAGCGCTAAAAAAATAACTTCAAGGTCTAAATCCCCACGCTTTAAATGATGCGTATATGGAACAGACCATTGGAACCTTCCCCAGTCTTCTTCTGGAAACCAGTCAAGCCAAGTCTTTATTGTAGTAGTTCTAAGTTGTGGGTTGGTGTTCCGGATGATTGCCCACCGCGATTTCCGAATGCCTTCATCGTTTTTCTTTTGCGCAAGAGCGCGTCTAAAGACTTCGATACAGCAAGCCACAGACTTGCCGGAACCTACAGGCCCACGGATGCCGCGAAAGAAAGTATTGTCTTTCATAAAAGACTTTAATACTTCTCCGTCAGCTTTGTACTTAAAGGTTGTCAACCTTCATATCCTTCCCAATCCGAATTAAGTTTTCAACGACTTCAGGGCCGATAGATGCAATCATCTTGTCAGCCTCATAGTCTGTACAAAACTCTTTGGGATAGTGTTTGAAGTGAACCTGCTTGACGATCTTTCTAAGAACGCGACGCTCTTCTTCACTGATTGTATGAAGGAAACTCATTTTCTATACTCCCTAACTTTTTTGGCTATACCTTTTGGCTGCTTTGAAAACTGTTTGCCCTTAGCTATTGCGCGTCGTTTGGCTCGGCTTGTTCTGGCGTACTCTTCACTAGATAGAGCCTTAATTGCTTTCTCTGGCAGATAACGCTCGCCTGTTGCTTCTGGCCCTTGTGTAGAAGGTTTACCACTTTTGGTGCGCCACTTTTGTCGCGTCCAACTTCGTAGGCTCTTCTGTGATTCCTTGAGTGCCATAGTCTAGTCCTCAATCCGTGTACCCGCCGCCACGTTTCTTGTATTCTTTAGCAAGCATTTGTGCTTTACGAGCAGACCACTGGCCAGCTTTACCGCCCTTTGTTCCGGCTTTAATTTGTTTAAACAACCTGCGCCGCATCGTTGGCTTTGTGTAATTGCCAGCTTCATTCACAGCCATCTAAACTAAACCTTCTTTTTACGAGTACCTGCTCTGGTTGCAGAAGGAACAGCATTAATAACTGTAGGCACTACATTCTCAGGCAAGCTGTCGCGTGTATGTACTCGGCGGCTTTCCGTTGTATACGTTTTGCCAGACACGACACGACCATCAGGAAGGTCACAGGTAGGGCCTTTATATGGCGTTCCGTCAGCAAAAAAATATTCAGTATCCATTTTTAATCCTCATATTGCTTTTAGGGCCGAGTTTCTTACGAACGTTAAGGCCTTTTGGTTTGTTGCGTCGCTTTACTTTGGTGACTGCAACATAGGATGAAGGTGCTTGTTTCTTAGCCACGCTTACGCCCCGCAACTGCTAGCTGGCGCATTTTTCGTTTGCCATATTTTTTACGGCCAATGCTTGCGGCCAAAGCCTCTGGGTCTTTGACACCTTGCTTTTTGAGTTTAGCTGTAAGTTTTTTAAAGCGTTCGCCGCTGCCGAGTTTAGGCTTATTCATTACCACTTCACCTTATCTGCCCAGTATGCCGCAGACATCTTG